GTTTCCCAGTCACGATCAGGATAGTCGGTTCAGGTAACTCTAAATCCTCCCCATCAAAATACACTTCTACAGCTTCTTGAGCCATACGTACAATATCCTGCATATCATCTGCGGCGCTAAAGCACCCGTCAAAATCAGGAAAAGTTAAACCATAAGCAGAATCTTGGTCTTTATGAACATATACTGGATACAACATATTTACCTCCATTCCCAGCCAGCTTGTTTATATATATTACGCAATGTTCCAATAGGCATATCTTTGCGGGGGTGTGGCACAACTACATGCCCAGGCTTTTCAGGATGCTTGAACTTCTCATGATCACCCTTACCACCAACTTTGACCCAGCCCTCTTGTTCCAAGCGCTTGATAATGTCTTTACTGTTCATTGTGTAATTATACACACTCAAATAATGTTAAGCTAGATTAACCATCCAACTGTTTAAGATACTTATCCCACCCACTCTGCTTCGCATGATTAGCTACTCTTGTTGCAATGGCATAGGATTTGATTTGCTGTCTTTCGATGGCTTGGGCTTCTTTTATATATTTCAGAAATGCGCCGTAAGACATATTTAAAACTTCTTCTTTGCTGTGGCCATGTTTGACTAGATAAGAAATCGCATTAAACCAACTGGAATCTTTGCTGTTTTCGCCCTTAGGTTCTTTCTTAAAGAAATCCTCATTCACCTGAATGATTTTTAAAACCAGATCTGCAATAGCTTCTGTGTTCTCTAAATGGGCTGCAAAATAATCAGCATCGAGTGTGGTTCCTAAAGAGAATACACCCATGATTTGAATCATATCCGTATCAATTAACGGCGTGATCGTTTCTATTGAATAACTTTCTAGCCTCATAATCGGTTCTGCAAACTGTCCAAAGCGATTTAAGTTCTTGACTTGGATCTGCTTAATCTCAATATTCTGATCAATAAACACATGTGGCAATGATTCATTGTTTAAAAGAAAAAAGTCATTCATAGAAAAAATCCTAAAATACAGGCACAAAAAAAGACGTTTATGCGCCCCTGTGCCTGTATTGTGTTGTTTAAGCTGCTGTCGGAATCGTAACGAGATGACCAAAGTAACCTAGCGTTGGATCTGCTTCATTTTCAATCACAGATAACGCCGTGCCTTGAATGTCATATTGACCAAATTCATTACCATGAATGAGTGGGAAAGTTGCTTCTGGTGACTTGGTTGTGCGCCATAAATTTAACGCCATGTGTTCACCAGTTGCTTTATTCGTACCTTTAAAGAACAAGGCATACTCAGCCCCTAGATCGGATGCAAAAGTTGTATTGGTCACTTCACCTGTTGTGTATGTAATCTTTAATGGCATAGTTAAGCCTGTTACATCGGTAATGGTAATGGTTCCAAATTTCGCATCAAGCTTCATCTTATCGGTAGCAACGGTAACAGGTGTACCAGACGTGGAATCTTTAACCGTAACCGCAGATAAGTTATAACCACGTAATTTGATTTCATCACCTGCAATCACAGTACCAAGATTCTGATCCGTGTGAGTAGTTGACACAATCGTATGATTATCTGCTGACAAAATATAAGCTAAATTTTCAGCGTTAATATCTTCAAGCTTTCCAGAAAACGTAACTTTGACCGCATCATACAAAACCAAGTCGGTTGTGTTGTGAATGGTCATACTTTCTTGATGCTCAATCGTATCTACACCGATGGCAATCTCAAATTCTGGAACGTTGCCGATATGACGCATTGCACCTGCTACACCGTTCGCAATTCTTGATAGATAGAACTTGCCCCGCAAAATAATGTACTTATTTGACATCAGTTTTAACCTCTTTTTGTTTAACTGGTGCTTTCACTTCAACTAACGGCGTTTCAGTTTCAGCCTGTGTTTCTTGTGCTACTTCAACAATAACTTTTGCCTCAAGTAGATCAGCGAGCTGTTTCTCGCTGAGACCTGCAACAAAATCATCTTTACTGAATCGCCCCACAGGTTGCAGAGCTTTATATTGTTTATCTGCCATGTTAAGCAGCTCCTATAATTTTTGTTGATTCAAAGATCACCGTGTAATAGACAAATGCAGGTCCATAACCGTCTTTCACATCAACAATTTGCAAAGGATCAATTGAATTATCTGGCTCCCAACCTGAAAGCAGTTGAATAACTTTTTCGAGCAACTCACCTGCCTCATCTGCTAAAGCTGTTATGTCATTCAACTGAGCTTTTGCATTGCGACAAGCCACCGTCACAGACCATTGAAGTCCCAGTAAATTGCTTTTACCTTTACCCGCATCATCAATCTTTCGCACTCGCACAAAATTAACGTGTGCAGATGGCACAACCTGAGACATTTCAGTCACAGAGACAGAATTCATTGGTGTATAAATCTGCTTAAAATCTGTAATTTCTTTGAGCTTTTCTGCAATTTCAGCACGTACAGCGAAGAAATTAGCCACTTAAATGCCTCCCGATGATGTTGAGAATCGACTCATCATCTTCACTATTGATACCTAAAAATGATCGTGGTGGGTTCGTTACTTCTTTGACCTTGCGCCAGTTGCCACCGACATTAAAGACTAGGTACTGCGCCGTTTTTGGAACGATATGTGCCCCAAAATGAAAAGGGATCGAATATTCTTTATCCGATCCCCACTCTACGCCGTTTGCCAACACATTATGATGCAGCCCTGACAGTAGCTGCCCTGTATCTCGACCTGTTTCACCACCCTGTAACTTCGCCCGCCATGACTGCTTCCAAGGATTACCATCTACGTCAGATTGATTTAAAAACCGCTGTTCTGAAGAGCTAACACCATAAGCACCGATCTCATCAAACATGGCTTTCTTGTCATAACCAACAAGATGCTCTAACAACGCCATGATTGGTGATTCGCCATCCGCTGTTACTGATATAGCAACTGGCATACAACCTCCTACACGCTCGGCATTTTATTCAACTGCTCATCACTAAAAACTCCACCAGTGTAACTCGTACCTATTGGAATAGATTTAGGGTTACGCTTTGGCTTTTCTTCAATGACTTCATTTTGCTCATTCTTAATTGGTAAAGTCGCCAAGCCTTTTACAATATCTTTTAGATATGCAATTTCAGCTTTATAGCGGTTGTCCACTTCTTCAGTCGGCTGCTGATAATACAAACGGTAACGCGTGATATTGCATGCCACTCGTTTAAGGGTGCTTGGTATTTGTGGTAGTGGTAGCTGATAGACAACTGAGATATAGCTATCTATCTCCTCGGATGCATCCTGTAGCATTTGATTGATTGCTTCAGGACTAGAATGCATCGCTTCAAGATTAGCTAACTCATCAGCTCCAAATCTTGCTTCAAGGTCTTGTCTGGTCGCGTACATAGTTCACCTTACTTGGGATCAGTTGCACCCTTATCTGCCGTTGGCTTTTCCTTAGTGGGCTTTGTAGTCGCTGTGGCTAAATCAGCTTCGAGTTTTGATACCTTAGCCTTAAGATCCTCGACCTCACTCAAAGCAGTTGTCTTATCAGTTTCAAGCTGCTTATTGGATGCCTTGAGATCCTCGACCTCGCCTTTAAGTTTTTCCAACTCATCCGCGGAATCATCAGACTGCGTTTGTTCTGGCGGTTTGTACTCTTCAATTGCGCCAGATGCTAAAAGGGCTTGAATGCGATCGTCATTCAAGCCCTTGATTTCGTCACCCGGTAGAAATGCACCTACCGACTGCAATGCAATATATTTCGGCATGTCCTACCCCTTAAACAATAAAGCCAGTACCACCGCAAACGCCGTTCTTGTTAGAGGGCAATGCGAGTGGTGCAGATTCAGTCATTAAGAAAATTCCGCTTGGATCTTCGTTGTACCATTGACGATCAAAATATTTAGCAATAGCACCATTAGCCAAAGTATTTTTAATCTTACATTGTGCAACTGATCCATCGGTATCAGATACCGCGCCAAAATAATCCACTGGGATAAAACGTTTTACACCCGATTTTAAACGGTATGTTGCATCGTAAACCCATAGTTCTTTTTCATCCAAATAACCTTTGAATGATGCACCCACTTGATCGTGACTGGGAAAC